GGAATCGTCCTTGTGGGGTGCGGGCGTTTCCGGATGGGCGATGATGTACAGCACCTCATCCAATGGCACGCTGAGCAGCTTCGCCGTGTACTCGGGTGTCGCGGCCTTGCCTTTATGCCATTTGAGTATCATCTCACGCTGGTTGTTCGTCGCGCTCATGATTCCTCCTTGAGTGTGGTGACATATTCGATGGCCTTGCGCTCACGTTTCGCGTACCTCCCGCACTTGCGTTTGAGACGTTTGAGGCTCATGGCGTATATGTAGTCTCGGAAGTCGCCGTCCTCGGTGATTCTGGCCTCGTACCGGCTTAGGGTTGATGCCATGAATTGCGCGGTCAGATGGTTGGTAAGCTGTACTCCGTTCATCCCTCCACCTCGATTTCCTCGCCGTACTCGCCGTAGAGTTGGTCTGCCGCATCCTTGGTCGTGTAGAGGCATTTCGCGGGAGCGTGTTCGTAGTCGTAGATGGCGGCTGCGACGACCTCTCGAAACTCCTCACGGGTGAATATCTTCGCCTTATAGCTCATCGTCTGCCTCCATCGGGTAATTGATGTCCTCAAGCGAGTACGCGGGATAGGTCCGCTTTACGCGTCCGAACGGTTTCTGCGTCTCCGGGCCTCTGAACGGTGGCTCATATTCCCACCATTCGCTGCCGTCGTATTCTTCGCGGCGCAGGAACCCGCCATCCGTGAACACCACGACCAGATCGGCGGCTATCTCCTGACCGCCGTATCCGTCGTCGTAATCGATGTCGAGCACCTTTTCGGCCTGACTCCACGGAATTCCCAGCTTCCCGTCGCGGGAGCCGACGAATCGAACGTCATCGGTCGAATGCCCGCTTTGTGAGATTTCACCCTTGGTTTCATCTAAAAGATTCATTCTTCCGTTGCCTTTCCTTGGTTGACTTCGTAAACCGCGCGGGCGAAGCCGAGCGGCGTCTTGCTTCGGTTGTTGGCTCTGTCCTTGCCGCTCATGTACCAGATACGATTCCGGTCAGGAGCCGGCAGGCTCATGTCCTGGCTGCGAGGAGGCATTCGGAATCCCCCCCCGTCCAAAGACAGGTTTTCTTCGTGTAGTTGTCCTCTGGCGCGAACCGCGTGTAATCACACGGGTCGAACGTGTGGGAGGGTTTGCCGAACACGTTGGAGAGAACCGACACCGGGTTCTCCACCATGTAGGGGACACCGCTCATCTCACCTATCACCCTGCATTGTTCCGCCACGGAAACGGCCTTCGCCTGAAACAAATGGTCGGCCTCGTACTTGCGGGCGAACCATTGCGCGCCGCTCACCGCCATATCCGTACAGGGAGGGAAACCGGCCACGAACGCGAGACGCCCCGAACGCAACAGCACGCTGATCTGGTCGAACGCTTCCTCGATGGTGCAAGCCAGTTTCAGGTAGGCACCGTCTTCATGGTCGCAACCATGCTGCGGGTCCACCAACACGGCTTGATACCCGTGTTCCACCCAAGGGCGGGCCATGACACCGGTCAGGTCGCATAGGCACAGAATCGTGTCACGCATCATTCCTCGATTTCTTCGCCATTCGTTGCAGATCTCTTTCGCAGAGCCGATTCAACACGTCGTTGCAGATCTCTTTCGCAGAGCCGATTCAACACGGGGTATAGCCATGCAGGCGGGGTCGTGTAATTCCACACGGGGCATTTCTTCCAGTGTTTTTCGGCTCGGGGGCATCCGTATTGCCCGCAGTAGGGACATCGATGGTTTCGGCATTCCAATTGGCCAGTGCGGTGAACCTTGATCCAGCGTTTCTCGCACCAGTCACAGCAATGAGTGCTTCCTGTGAGCAGGCGTAAGACAGTTTGCGGAAACGATGGAGGTTCATCAATGATCGGGTAGATGTTCATGCTTCCACCGCCTTGGCCGGACGGAACGGAGCTTGAGAGGTCACGTGCTTGCTGTTGAGGCCCGACCAAACAGACCCGGTGACGGGGGATTCCGGGTCACCGATAAGCAAAGCGACCAACTTCGAATCGTCCATGCCGGAGATGGCGACGCTCCACAAGGCATTGTCCTTATCCCACCACAGTCCGTCATGGTCGGGCAGCTTCGGTTTCCGGCGCAGGGCGTAGGCGAAATACTTACGTTGGATGATGGGGCTGAACCCATCCCCGTCTACATACACTTCCCTCGATTCGTAGACGGAGCGAGCCTGGTACTTGTTACCGCTCAACGTAAAGACCTCATCGCCCTCGCGCACGTCTTCGATGTTGTCGATGCGCTCATACTCCTCTTCGGTGATTTCGCGTGACGCTCCGGCCTTGTATCCTCGTCCCCACGCCCACTGCAGGTCACTGTCGATGTACGACGGGTCACGCTGCTTCTGTGCCTCGATTTCACTGCTGATGATGCTCATTTGTTTCCTCCGTTTCGTCGTTGAGTGCCGTTTCGATTCGTATGCACAGGTCGACGGCTTGCTGCCATCCATTCCGATAGCCGATGACGAACGCCTCGGCCGGACTGTCGTTTCCCAGACCCGATGAGGCCAATGCGTCGAGGGCCTGTTGGGTGAGGTCAATCGGTTCGCCCATGAGTCGCCTTCCTGTGTTTGCGTTCCTGCCTCCACACATTGTGCAGGAGGAAGAACATTTTGATCGTGCTGATTGATTCCCAGAATCCGTCTCGCGGGTCGTAGCACCACCATTGACCGCAGATCGGGCAACGGTAGTAGCATCCTGGCCCGTGCGGGTCACATCGTTGGCTCATGCTTCCTCCGCGTCGCACATGAGATGCAGGGCCCATCTGCCCAGAATGTCCAATAAGGGTTTCCGTACGGATTCGTCGTACATCATGCGGGGATGGCATCTGTACAGGACTGACTGTCCTCCGGTTTCGATGCTGCCGAGGGGTGACGCAAGCAGTGCGGTCATCGGCTCTCCTTTCCCTATGCCGGCGAGCGCCGGCGTTGTTTCTTTTTTGGTTGTTGGTGTTTTATTGGTTTTCGTTGTGTGTGGGGCAGTAGAGGTGGCCTCGTTGGATGCCTTTGTTGCCTTCTTGCCAGCCGTGTTGGAGTGCGGTTTGGATGGCGGTGTTGGTGTCGTGGACGTCGAGCCATTCGGTGTCCATGTCGGGGCCGGTGTAGTCGCCGTCTGCGGTGATGTCGCCGGCGTCCCGGTTTTCTCGGAATTCGAGGCTGTTGTCGCAGCCGATGGCGTCGCAGCGGATTTCCCAGACGTGTTCTTCGATGGTTTTGGTGATGATTCGTGTGGTGGAGTCTGTGTAGGTTTTGACGCTCATTGGTGTTCCTTTGCTCGTTTCCTCTGCTCGTAGCGGCGTTTCATTTCGCGGAATTCGTTGGGATGCTCCTGCTGCCATCGATGCTGGTAGTCGTTGACCCGTTTGCGGTATGCGGGATCGTGTTTGCGTCTCCATTTGAGCCAGCAGTTGATGCATAGACCGTCCATGCGGATATGCCGGCGAGCGCCGCTGATGTCGCAGATGATGCAATGTTTGTCGTCGGTTTCGTCTGCGGGTTGGAGGTGGTGGGGTTCGAGGTTCAACCGGCATCGGTGGATGTACTTGTCCAGGTTGTTCATGGTTTTGTTTTTCTTCTTCGGAGGTTTTCCTTGCATTGTTTGCAGAGGATCGCGGTGCCGGCGTGCGGCCTGCATTCCTTGCCGCAGTTGGTGCAGGGCAATGGGTGTTTGGCGGGTGTGGAGGATGGTCGTATCGACCCGGTTTCGGCTATCGATGTGAGCGCCCAATCCAATTGGTCGAGGTCATGGGTCTTGCATGCGTGGCATACCGCGCCCGCATTCATGGTCGACAATCCCGTGCCGGCGAGTGATTCCCACAACGCCCAGACGGCCGTGTACAGGTCCTCGCCGCCCTTGAGCCTCGCGTAGAGCGGGCTGGCCAGTATCATCCGGGCCGCTTCCATGTGCGACCTGGCGTCCGCCTTCATGCGTTGGCGTTGCTTCTCGTTCGTCTGTTCGAACGTCATGCTTCCCCTCCCTTAGCCGGCGAGCGCCGGCTTGTTTCCGTATCGGTTTGCTTGCGTGTGTTATCTGGGGTTGCCGTCCCGGTCGCAGAGCGTGTATCCGCCCTGGTTGTCGAGGAGCAGCCAGCCTTGGTGCGCGTCCCATACGGGGACGGTTTCGGGGTGGTCGTTGTATCCGCTGACGATCCATCCGTATTCCATCGCCGTTTTGGGATGGTTGTGTACCCATCCGTGGCAGCCGGTGGTGCCGGAGCCGCATAAATGGATGAGGTTGGCTGGCGAATGCAGTCCGGGGAACGGGTGGCTTCTCATGTGCCGGTGGTGGAGGCTGTGGCCGCTCCAGATGTGGTCCAATTCGTTGCCGCATCGCAGGCACCGGTAGTGGTCTCGTCTGGCGGTCAGCCTGTGTGTTTCCCTTGTGGGGTTGGTGCGGCTCATTTGACGAGGTCCAGCCATTCCACGTATTCGCTGATGTCCGTGTCCAGGCAGTCCGTCACACGATGCGATTTCGTCTGCGTGTAATGCTCGTACGGGTCTGCTCCCAACGCGGTTTGGGTCAACCGGATGGCGGTCATGTCCAACGCGCGGTAGGAGAGCAGCTTGTGGAAACGCCTCCACTGGTCCTCGGTGAACAGGTAATGCTCCAGAAACGGCAGGTCGAAGCCCATCATGTTCGTGCCCGCCGGATGCAGCACATGCGTTTCCGCCATCGACTGGGTGAAATCGATGACGGCGAGCGCCACACGCGCCGTGGAGCATAGTTCGGGGCTCGCGTCGATGACCTCGTCGATGAGCCCGTTCTCCTCATGCATCCGATGCGCGTAGGCGAAACTCCTGTCCGTGGGCAGAACGCCGGGTTTTATCACCGACTCGTAACGCGCGTACTCGGTTTTCGCGTCCATGCTCGTGCACCTCAAGCCGATTTCCAGCATCAGGTCGTGGCGCGGATCCGTGCCGGTGGTCTCGATGTCCACCCACAAGAGGGCTTCGGTTTTCCTGGTCATGCGATTTCCTCCAAATCGTCCTTCATCAATCCGAGCGCGGCGAGCGCTTCGGTTTCGGTTTTTCCTTGGTTGAGCAGTTCCGCCGCGCGCATCGCGAGCGGATCGTTGTCTGGTGCGTCACGGCCCAGCAGGTTGAGCACGTGCGTGCAGCCGAAGCTGTGACGGTGGGGTTTCCTGGCTGGTGCGGGGTGGCCGAAGCCGCCTGCGAGCGCCGGCGTGGTCTGGCTGGTGTTGCCGAGGCCGAGTTCCCTGCCGCGTCTCAGCCAGTTGCGGAACGCCGCCGCCGGGTCGGCCGGCAGATGGCCTCCGGCTATCGCATGGTCGCGGAACTTGGCGAGTTCGGCGTCCAGGTCGAGTCCGATTTCGTCGGCGAGCTGCCGGTGCGACTGGTCGGGGGTGAGGTTGGCGAGCGCCTGGAGTCGTGTGGTGTCGGGTTTTTCGGTTTTGCTGGCGCGCGTACTCTCTCTTGACGGTTCTATTGACGGTTCCTGTGACGGTTTGGGTGAAGTGGGTTTCACCCCTGAAACGAAGTGGGTTTCACCCGTGGGGTGAAGCGGGTTGCACCCCTCGGGTGAAGTGGGTTTCACCCGAGGGGTGAAGCCCGTTTCACCGGTGCAACCTGTTTCGGGGGTGCAATGGGTTTCACCCCTCTCAACCGTTGCGTCCACTGGGGTTTCGCCCTTTTTGGCCGTTGGGAACAGCTTGTAGACGACCGGTCGGCGTCCCTTCGCGTATTTGGCCACGAGTTTCTGGTCGCCCTTGCGGATCAGACGCATCTGTTCGAGCTTCCTCAACAGCAGTTGGATGCTGCGTTCGCTTTTCTCCGTCTCCTCCGCCATGGTCTTCACGCTCGGCCATGCCATGCCCTCGTCGTTCGCGTAATCCGCGAGCACGATAAGCAGCAGTTTCGCCGTGCTGTCCCCATGCAATCGGGTCTTCTTGGCCTTCGCCACCAGTTCGATGCTCACGGCTCCGCCCTCCTGATCTCCACATCGGTCACATGGCACGAATCGTCCAACAGGGCCAGCATGTCCGAGAGCAGCATCGGCGTGACGCCCGCACCCACCTCGGCGCGTGAATCCACCACGAGACGCTCCACGCTCACCGGCGCGTCATCGCCGTTGCGCACCCTGATAACCACTTTCGTGTTCACTGCTCCAGCCCCTTCCTCTCCGCGTCCGACACCGCGTAGCCGGCCGATTCCAGCACCTCGTAGTAGGCGTTCAAACCCTTGAGGTCGCACTGGTAGGCCTCACGGTCCCACGTGTCCGCGTCTATCGCGCCCTCCCTGCGGGCCAGCAGGAGCAGCAGAAGCTCCACGCCCCGACGGGAGGGGACCGACTGGCGGCGGCGCAGCTCCAGGGTGTTCTCCGCCACGTTGAGCGTGTACACGCCATGCTCCGGGTCCTTGTCCACTACCGGCAACGGTCTGGCGAACAGGGAGTACGCCTTGACCACGCGGGTCCACCCGTTCGGGTCCAGGCTCGTGCCTCTCATCGAATCGCCGGCACCCATCAGCTCCAACAGGGTCAGGCGTTCCGTCATGTCGCGCCGCATGTCCGCCTTCAACACGGGAATGGTTGTTCGGATCCATTCGCAGCGCAGTTCGGCCGACGCCTGGGCGAGCTCCCTGACCTTGTGGCGGCGCTCCCGTTCCATCCGGCGTTTCGCCTCGGCCTTCCCGTCTTCCCTCTCCTCGGCTGTCTTCTTCGCCGGCGTGTAGGCCACGACGCTTCCCGAGTCGTCGAAGAAGCGGATGACCACTCCGGGATGCGCGCCCTCGGCCTGCCAGTCCCTCCACTGCTTGGAGAACGGGCCGGGATAATCCTGGGCGAGACGCCGCTGCCTCTCGTAGCCTGTCGGGTTCGCCCACATGTCCTCCGGTTTGAGGTTGTCGGGCAGCATGGGCAGATCGTTGGATTCGGCCCACAGGCGCGCGGCCTGCACCCATTCGCGCCGGTCGCGTTCGCGGCGCAGCTGGTTGCGCTGCCATTCGAAATCATCGGAACCGGCCTTGGCGGCGAGCCTGGCCTGTGCCTTCTCGTCGCCGTCGAATTCCGCGATGTCCTCCAACTCGGAGAGCGACAGTTGCGCGAACGCGGGCGACGCCTCGCGCACCGATCGGGGGATGGACGCTATTCTCAGCCGGCCGCGCACCAGTCTCATGCTGCGCCCGGTGCGTTCGGCCATCTCCTTGACCTTCACGCCCAAGTCCAGGAGCCCCTGATAGCCGTCGGCCTCCTCCAACGGGGTCAGGTCCACGCGCTGCGTGTTCTCCACGAGCATCAGCTCGCGTTCCTCGCGCGCCGACAGCTCCTCCACGCGGCACGGCACCATGTCCAGGCCGGCGAGCCTGGCGGCCGCGAGCCTGCGATGCCCGATGACCACGCGGTACATGGGCCTGCCGTCCCGGTCGCCGGACGGGGTGACCAGCAGCTCCTGTTTGATGCCCTGCGCCCTGATGCTGTCCGCCAGCTCCCTTACGTCGCCCACGTCCCTGCGCGGATTATGCGGGTTCGGCTCCAGTTGGGAGACGGGAATGTCCACTATGGATATCGACATGAAAATCCTCCTTTAGAATTCCGTGTCGTCCGGCCCATCGGCCGGAGGAGCGGGCTGGCTGGAGGCCCACGGATCCTGCTCCTGCGATTGCGGTTGTTGCGGTTGGCCGAACGGGTCGTTGGCGGCTGGTTGCGGCGCGGCCTGCTGCCAGCCCGACTGTTGCGGATTGCCGTACGTGGAGCCGCCCGAATACGACTGCTGACCCTGTTGGTTGTTTTGGAAGCCGTTGGGCCTGGACTGCTTGGCCACTGCCGCGACCGCGTAACGCAGGCTCGGGCCTATCTCGTCCACCTGCAGTTCCACGATCGTGCGGTTCACCCCGTCCTGCGCCTGGTAGGAGCGTTGCTGCAACCTGCCCGTGACGATCACGCGCACGCCCTTCTTCAACGATTGGGCGATGTGGGCGGCGAGGTCGCGCCATGCGCTGCAGCGCATGAACAGGGCCTGACCGTCCTCGTACTGGTTCGTCTGACGGTTCCACACGCGCGGCGTGGAAGCAACCGTGAAATTCGCGACCGTCGCCCCGGTGCCGATCGTGCGGATTTCCGGGTCCGCCGTCAGGTTGCCCACAATGGTGAGCGTCGTCTCTCCGGCCATCACCTACTCCTTCTGAAATGTTTCTTGTCTGCGTATTCCACGACCGCCGAGACCCTGCGCGACGGCCGGTCGACCGTGATGACACCCGGCTTCGGCACCAGATAGATGCGGGGGTTACGCATGTCCGTGTTCAAATCAGCCAGACGCTCATAGAATTCCTCTATGAGCTCGCCGGGCGTCATGCGCATCCCCTCGTCCGTTATGGGCGCGGTCAACGTTGCCGTGCCCATAACGGCGTCTCCGGCGTTAACGTGAGCCCGGCCTCGTGGATGCTCAGGCCGATGAGACTCGCCAGCGACTGCCGGGTGGGATATGCGGTCAGGATGTCAAGGTTGGTGAGCAGCCGGTCCGCGACCGCAAGCCACATGTCGTTCGGCACGTCAGGCGTAGAGGCGCTGCTTGCGCGTCTGCTTGTTGATGCGGTCAAAACGGGCCACCTCCTCGACCTCGAAGCCCAGCACCTGCATGGTGTCGGGGTCGGTGACCGGCGTCGGCCCCCAGCCTCGCGTGAGCTTGTTCTGGATGGTCTTCTTCGCCTTCCCGTAGTGTTCGGCGAGCTGTTCCACCGTCATCAGGTTTGGTATCGGCGCACTCATTGGGGTATCCTTTCTAGTGGAGTTTCTTTCCGCCCCAGTAGCCGCTGGGGCTTTCCTTTTTTGCGTAACCTTGCGGTCGTGGACGGCCACGGAATCGAACCGTGGTCCCGGTCTTTGCCGCGCATACATGACCTACGCGATCTTGACTGGGGGCAACCTGCACCGCCCGAAGCGGGACGCCGGAGAATAGACCAAAGCCGACGCCCCACCGGTCCAAGAAAACCGACACCGTATCTGTCAGTTGTTTTTTCAGTTATCACGAGGGTTATTCGGTTTTCCTTCCGCTTGGCCGGCCGGTTTTCTACGCCGTCCGGCAAGACTTATTCGATGCCCGCCTCGCTCAACACCAGTGCGATCAGTCTGAGTGGAACGAACCCGAAGCCCATGAGCGCGGCCAAACCGTTGCCGATGGGATGCGCGCACCCCATGTGCGTCATCACCCAGCCGACGCACACCGCGAACACGACGGCCCACAGAATCAGGCGGCGTGTGAAACCGCGAGACAGTTCGCTGGCCTCCGGCTTCCGATAGCCTGAAGCGTGACGGCCATACTCTTTGGCGTTCATGGGTTTCTCTTTTCGTATAAGGCCCCTCCGCCGGTAGGCTTGGAACTGCGACATTCAAAAACACAGCCAACGGAGGGAAGAATGATGGATTTAGATACTGTGATGCAGGGAGCAAAGACCCTGGAGGAAATTGGGGCGATTGTGGCCGCGGCAGGAAAGGGGGCAAAAGGAATAAGAGACGGTTCGGAAGATTTTCGCGCGGCGTTTGAAAAGTCTCACGAGGAGACCGAGAAGATTGCTGGCGAACTTCGTGACTCCATCGCCCAGCTTGAGGCAGATGACACTCCCACGACGGTGTTCCCAGCAACGGTGAAGACCGGCGACCAACAGGCGGATGCCAAGATTGAAGAGATACAGGCCGCTTTTGAGCAGCGGATGCAAGATCAGAGAAACCTGCTTCTGGAGCGATTGAGAGACTCCCTGCATCTCATTCAGGATCTGAATGAGATTTCCGCAAACAATCTCCAGATTATTGGGAGAGTCAATGATTCCTGTGCGTCCATATTGGGGATCGTCACCAGACAGAATGAGATCCTGAAGTCGCATAATGCAGCCCTCGAGACGATTTCGAATGCCCTGAGGAGTCTTTGAGTCAAGTGACGCGGTCCCGGCGAGAATGTCACCGCTGGTGATTTCCCCATGCCCCTGCGCTTGCACCGCAGGGGTTTTCTTGTCCTTCATCACGCCACCTCCTTGCCAGCGAGCGCGGTGAATGAGTCAGGGAGCATTGTCATCGGTTCAACACGCAGACAATCCGCATAAACGGCAATCTGGCCGATGGAAATGGAGGCTTTCCCGCTGAGCTGTCGACGAAGGGTCACATAGGGTGTCCCTGATTGGTCGGAAAGCCACTTAACGGAGCGCTTCGCGGCTTCCAGCGCGGCTGCGATTTTATTTGCCACCTGTTTTGTGGTGCTTTCTTGATTAACCATATGGTTAATGTAAGCACCATTTGGATAGATAGTCAAGTTAGTTTTTAATCTATATGGTTAATTTCCTTCCCGATATGTGTTATTCTTTATCCATGACCGAATATGGAGATCAATTTGCCGAAGCCATCGCAGAAGAGCTTCGAGCCCAAAAAGCCCGCATGGGAAAAACCAACGATGACATCGCAGAAGAAGTCGGACTGAGTCCCGTCACCGTTCTTCGCTATCTAAAAGGACAAAGACAAATTCCCATCGATGTGTTTGGAGATCTATGCAAAGCGCTCGGAGCAAACGCCGCCGACATAACCCGCATCGCCTACGAGAAAGCGCAAACGGCATCGCGGATAGCGGAGACAAAACGTCTGGCACACAAGAGCGATGTCAGCCTTGCGGCTTACGGAGCAGAGGGAAAGGACTATTACATGAACCACGATGGAGAAGCATCGGCATGAAACGCCTTATTCCGTTCGACACGCACATGAACTATGGCCCCATGCGCATGGCGATTTATTCGAGCGGAATAGATGTCACCGTAGAAAGCGACATCTTAGACAATATGTGGGGTTGCTACTCAGAAGCAAACCGCGTCATTCTCATAGACAGAAGACTTACATACACCGCAAAAAAATGCGTGCTCATACACGAACTCGTCCATTGGCTGCACGCCGACTACCAATGCGGAATGCACGAGCAACGTACCAGATTGGAGGCAGCGCGGCTCCTAGTAGATTCGCAAAAATACCGTCAAGCAGAACAAACATACGGAGGAGCGCCTTGGCTCATAGCCTCGGAGCTCGACCTGACCATACAAACCATCACCGATTATCAGCAATGCCTACATGACTTTGCAGTAATCACGCCTGAGAGGAGGTGTCTGATTGGAACACAAGCATGATGGAGTAATAAGGGCTGCCGTTCCCGTCGTTGGACAGTTTCTTTTCGACTCGGGCCAGCGCGTTCTGACCGGCGTGGCGCACCAGCTCTCCATAGACCATCTTCCGCGCGTCGAACTCAAACAGAGCCGCTCCGTCGTGGAAGATGCCGACATGAGGTTTGGCGTAGGAGCCCTTAGGCGTTGGAATCATGTCCAGGGACACCTCGATGTCAATGAAGCCCCTGCCGGACAACAGACTGTCCGCCATCGCATTCGGTTTATAATCGCTGGCTTTAATGGAATCAACATCGTCCACGCTGTCCCATTTTCCGGCACCAATCATGGACGCTATGATCCGTTCGCTACGGCTTCTTCGTGTGGAGGGTGCGAGAGCCTTGATCGATTTGATGGTCGGTTCGTACCATTCATGCCAGACGCAGCTGATGGTGCGTGCGTGGACGTCATCAAGATAGGCGCAGAGCCTGTCATTCGGAATCACGCCGAACGGTGCGCCGTTGTAGGAAAGCACATAGCCGTTGCCGTTACCGCCTCCGAGGACATAGCCGAGATCCCTGTTTCCATGGAAAGGCACGTTCATCCTGCGTCGAATGATTTCAGCGGTGAATATCCTGTCTCGCGGAATATTCGCCACAACCGGCTCGTTGTAGTTGTAGACGAGGTATTCGACTGTTCCGGCAACATGGGACTCAGCTGGAGCGGGAATCGTGTCCGGCGATTTTCTTTGCACCGTGGACCCGTCAACTGGAGTGCGAGAGACGGCTGGATCACCTCCTCTCTTGTCGAAGCGATGTTTATATGCGAACATGCCGATAAAGATGAAGAACGCTGTGAAGATGAGCATAGGCCAAGCGCCGACAAAAACGAACAGCGCGCAGAACGCGCCCGCCGTATAGCACAGAACGGACAGAACTGTCATTATGACAGATTGCGCTGTGGTCTTCTTCGTCCCATGTTTACCCATACCTTGATTCTACGAGCCGGGGAGACGTATGCGTTAATCGCTTAGATAAAAATATTGCCCTGCCGGCGTTGCAGCGCCAACAGGGCGGTTGAAGAATCCAGCTAGTTCAAGAAAGGAGGACGCTTCACCCCATATCCTACACGGGGCGAAGCATACCCGAAAATGCTATTTGGAATTACGGCCGAAAAGGAAACCCAACGCGGTCGTGGCAATCAGCTTGAAAGCGTCGAACAGGTCGGCCAATGGGTCGTTGCCGGACAACGCCGGGCAGAAATGCTCCACGAACGCGGAAACCGTCATCACGGCGAGACATGCGACAACGATTCGCAACGCGGCACTGTTTTTGAAATCCTCCACGTCCCATCCATGCTTCTTCTCTGGGTCTATCTCGCCAATTGGCAGCCCAGCAGGTTCATCTGGAGAACCGGTTTCCCCGCCTTCCGGCTCGGTCTCATCGTTCTGGGCAGTCTCGTCCACTGGAGGAATATCCCTGATCGTCATATCGACAACCCCAAACGTTCGAAAACGGTGAAGTCGTTTGCCATCGACATATCGTCTATGTACGCGTTGCCGTTGACCCATGCGTCATACCATGCCGAGCCTTCGACTTTGACGAATCTGGAAAGGTCGGCCGCACTGTATCTCGACAGATTATCCCACACGAGGTTCAACGATCTGCGGAAGTCGTCTCCCGGACGATCCTGGACAATTCGGGTGCGACCATCAGGCCCCGACAGATACGAGGTGATGGGTCTGCCGTTCAACCCCTTCAGTCGTTGGTGCAAGCTGACGATAACCGGCCCGCTTCCCCACGCCTGGAACGGTTCGGACAACAATCGCAATCCTGACTGCCGCGTGTACGTGCAGGCGGTGAAATACAGGAGCCGTTGCAGCTTCATCAGATTCACCGGCACGCCGTCATCAAACGAACGACGCAGCACGTTGTTCGCCACGATTGACGGATTGGTGCCGACGCCTTCAACCCGAGTCATATCGTCGCCGCTCCACGCCTTGAACGTCATCCCGCTATCCGTTGCTGTCATATCTAACAGGATACTCGCCTCACGGGAGGTGATCTGAATGGCGAACGTCACCAGATACAAGACCAGCAAAGGCGAAACGCGCTATCGCGTCCGTTACCGCAAGCCGGACGGCACCCAGACCGACAAGCGCGGCTTTAAGAGGAAAATCGACGCCGAAAACTGGGCGGCCGAACACGTCACCATCGCAAAAGCAACCGATATGTTCGTTGATCCGCAGGCGGGGAACCGGCTCATAGGGGAGTTGCACGATGAATGGCTGGCCGAACGCAAACCGTTTTGGAAGCCCTCGCACATAGGCCGGGAGCAATGCCTGTGGCGCACTCATTGCGTTGATGTGTGGAGCGGGCGGAGGATCAACGGCATCACCCACGGCGAAGTGCAGCGCTGGGTCAGCGAACTCGCCTCGCGTCGTTCCGCGACCGTGGTCATCGGCGCATACGGGATACTGGCCGCCATCTGCCGTAACGCCGTCCGCGACAAGCTCATACTCCATAATCCGTGCGAGGGCATCGAACTGCCCCGGAAGCCGCAGCGCAAGCAGAAGCGCGTATACCTGACCGCCAGCCAGGTCATCGAATTCGCCGACGAGGCGCGCAACGCAAAACGGTTCGGTGATGTGCGCCGCGCGCTCGTGCTCACTTTGGGCTTCTGCGGACTGAGGTGGGGCGAGGCTTCCGGCCTGCGCGTCGAGGACGTGGACTTGCGGCAGGGCGTGCTGCGTATCAGGCACAACACCGTGCAGGTCAACGGCAAGCCGGTCGATGGCACCCCGAAGAGCAGCGAGCAGCGCATCGTGCCCATACCACGCATCGTCATCGACGCGCTCGGGCCACTGCTCACGGACAAGAAGCCCCTTGACCGGGTGTTCACCGACCCGAACGGCCGGCCCATCCGCCAGCAGGCCGCGACCGACAATCCCACGAACCACTCATGGTGGCCGGAAGCGCTGCGTCGTCTCGGCTGGGACCCGTCGATGTGGCCGTCCCCGCATGACATGCGGCACACGTTCGCCTCACTGGCCGTGCATGCCGGGGCGAACGTCAAGGCCTTGCAAAGGGTTATGGGACATGCTTCGGCGAGCATGACACTGGACGTGTACGCCGATCTGTTCGACGGCGACCTGATGGATGTGGCTCGCATGATCGATGCGACCATACAGATTGAGACCGGTCGTGGGGGATGTGGGCAAAATGTGGGCAAGACCGTTTCGGAGACACCGAAGGCAGGTAGAAAAACGTTGAAATCATTGGGTTCTGCGGTTTCGGTTGGGTAG